TCATCTTTCCATAAAACGGGGCTTAGTTCTGACTGTGTTTCGTATTCGTTTATCATAATCCTAACATTTTTTCAAATGCCCAAATTTGTAGTTCATCATACCCGTCATCATACAGTTTCTCTAATTTTTCAGTATCATCGATACCTTCTACTGTATCATATAATGATTTCATTGTTTCAAACGTTTCATTGGATATAACGTTATTTGGATCTAATGTGTCTTTTGTTGTATCGTTATCTCCGGAGATATAATTAACTGCTTGTATTAGTAATGGTACAACAACGCCATTTGGATCATCTGTTTCATCAAATCCTAATTTCTCAACAACATCCTGCAGTTCGTTTGAAATGACGTCGAAACTTTTCAATCCAAATTTCATTTGTCCGAATAGTTTTAAAATAGACCCATCTACCGTTCCTTTAAAACGGTTTCCGTATTGGAATGCTTGAAATGCCTGTGTCAATTCATTAGCAATATACTTTCTATAATATAGGTTGTTATTAGCGTTAGCTGATTGTTCGGCTACTTGTATTGCTACTTTCTTATATGTTTTCGGATCATTTAATTTCAATTTATTTAGTTTAGAAATAATTTCGCTGGTCGGTAATTCATCAAGACGATTAGCTAATAGTCCCGGTGCCATCTTGTTTGCTTTAATCATTGATGCCGTCAATGTAGGACTGGCTTCTAGTTTCTTGCGATAGCTGTATTTTAATGCATTTGCAAACTGTTCTGCGGTTTTAGCGGTTGCTCCAAAATGTTTTTTGAGAAATCTAGTAGATCGTCCCCACATAGTTAAAGTTACGAAATCTAATGCAAAATTTATTATTCCCCGTACCAATTTAAAAGGTAATTTTGCTAACTTTAACGCACCCTTTCCTGCTAGCTTCGGCAATTTTGAGAAATCTGCCGCAACTTTTGCCAAGCCTGTTTTTGGCACTGGTGTTTTTCTTAATAGATTTTGTACATAGTCAGCCATTTCATCCATAACCGATGTTAGTTTGTTGAAATCTTCAAGACCCAATGCTTTCAATTGTTTTTCATATCGTTTTAACTTTCTAGGAGTCATACGAATCAGTTCGGCTGCTGTATCTCCAAACTCTTCCATGGCTTTTAGATTAGCTCGAGTAATTTTACCTTCTTTAACAGCTCGTTCTAAATATGAATGCCATAATTTTGGATCTCCTTTTATAGCTCGTTTAATTGCTTTTGTTACCAAGGCACTTCCAATGCTTTTGAATAATCCTTTGAGTCCAACTTTTATGAAAGATCCGGCTACTGGTATAACTGCTATAATCGATAACGCTCCGTCGATATATTTACCTCGATAAAAATATATTGCTGCATTTATAATATCAATTACATCTCCAAACCCAGGAATAAATCCTAAAAAGTCTAATACGATTTGCACGTAATCTATAGTTTCCCATACTTCTTCGCCGGCCTTTTCCAAATCGCTTTGATACTCTATAGATTCTGGACTATATTCTTTGCCATCTATAATCAATGATATACTAGAATCATCTTTTACTTGAACGGCCCAACTCTTCGTAGTTTTTAAACTTCTAAAGTTATCTGCATCTACGACCTCAGCTTTATTATCGCTTCGCAATATTGCATGTTTCCCAGGAAGTATATTGTATATTTCAATTCGACTACCAAAATCTCCAATTTCTGGATATGATTGTTTCGCCCATTGTTTGAATCCTGGCCAAGATTCGACTTCTATGTTTGAACTCGATGTTAGTTTTGATTGAGCTGGACCTCCGTAGTTTCCTAAACTTCTAGACACATATTGACCGTTTCCTCCTGACCATTTAGATAATGCTGTAGTGCTTGCTGCTAATTCACGAGCGGTGATATCATCATCCTTAAGTTTATCAGTTAGTTCAGTATAATAAGATAATTTCAATGTTTTAACAGTAGCATCAATGCCTTGTTGTTCTGAGTTATAATTCTGAACGCCAACGGAGTTGAATGACTCGGCTCCTGACATTTTCCATGTTGTTGCTAACGGGTTAAATTTAGCATCAGTGTTTTCAGCTCGTTGCCATGCTTTGAAGAACTTTTGTTTTTCTGGAGTAATAGTAACCCCTAATTTTTTCATTATGCTGTCAAAAAATGACATTGGTGCTTGTTTTCCTAACATCAATTGCTTCCTATAATAGTGTCTTTAATATAAATATGATTATTTCCAAAAGAGCTGTATAAATATGATCATGAATGATAAACACAGAGACACTGCAGTTTTTGCATTGATTCCTTCTCCACGAAACCACCATGTTAACACAGTAAAAATAACAATACCCGTAACAAAGGATAAAAAGCGAGCGGGCCAGAACTGTCCTTGAAAAGCATCTACAGCCGTTGCAGTGGCTCGCATAAACAACAAAGTGATTGGTACACCTAATATAATTAACACCCAACGATATTGTTTTGCTAATGGCCATATGATCGGCCCATTCACTTGAAACCAAACAATAGCTTGGCCGAGTGCAAACATTAAGAATGCACTAAATATTACTTTGAAATTCATAATATATAATATGAAAAATCAACTAAAAATCAAATCAGTCTGCAGAGTCTTTGCTGGCATATTTAACACCCATTATAGTACCTATGATACTAAAAGCATTAGTTAGCAGGATGCCGAACATGTTGCTCCAGGTATTTCCAATCAATTCAGTATCTCGATCTAGAGTCATTGAGTATATGTATAATACCGTAGTGCATACACCCACTCCAATGATTATTGCCAATGCAATCCGTACTATGGTTTGTATGAGTTTAAATTGAGTTTTTCGTTGCAACACATCCAAATCATTTAATGCTTCGTTTTTTGCTGATTCGGCTTGAGTCAATGCAGATTCCAATTGACTCATTAATTTATCTTTTTCTTGTTGCGATTCTAATAACTCTTTGTTCTGAGTTTGTATTTTTTTAGTAATGTCTAAACGTTGTCTTTGCTTAGTTTTGCCTTCTTCAATAGCATCCTGCAGATACTTGTTAAACTCAGCATCATGCTCTGCATCTATCAGTTTTAAAATGTTGCCTTCTAATGTAACTCTTCGACTTTTTTTTAATTCTAATAACTGCTTTACTGTTTCGTTATGTAACTTTATTTTTTTCATTTATAAACTTTAAAAGGAGCAGACTTTGTTTTATATCCTTCGTAGTCTTGCAAGAATTCTTCTAACCTAGGTTCAATTTCATCTGATTTAACTATCCAGAATTGAGCTCCTGCTTGTACTGCCTTTGCTTGCTCTGAAACTTCGTTGCTTGAAGATATAATACCAATAACAACATTGTCTCCATATTCAAAGTTAATACGTCTAACTAATTCAATTCCATCAAATGTAGATCCAATGATGTTTAAATCAACAAACACACACTCTGGTCTTTCTTCTATAGGTCCGTTTTCAAACCACTTTTTAAATAATTTTCCAGCTTCATCTGCACTACTCAGTGCCTGTAGTGACAATGTAATGTCTAACAAGCTACATGCATCTTCAAACACTAAATGAAATAGATCTTCATCATCTACTAACATGATTGACTCTATCATTACGATACCTTTACTTTTAATTTTGTTCCTGTCTCTAATTTCTCGCATGTAACTTCGAATCCGTGTTCTTTCATGATGGCTATGCATATGTTTAAACCTAATCCAGAACCCGGCTCTTTTTGTCCTGTTTTACGTGTATATGGTTTAGATAATTCCTCAAAATCTTCTTGAGACATTCCCCTACCATTATCTTCCACAATAATTTTATTTGATTCTCTATATATCTTTACATACTTAGTATCGTTATCATTATATCGTAATCCATTACGTATCAAATTATCAATAGCTGTACAGAAGAGTGATTCATTTACCATCTCCTCTCCCATATCATCAACAACTACATTACTTTTGTAAGATGTTGATTTGAGATAGGCATCAATTATACATTTGAGGTTGTGAGACTGTCTTTCCATCACTGCATCTTTTTTCACAAGATTAGTAAACTCCTTAACCCCATTATACACCTTCTGTGCATGCGCTAATCCTTCTTTCAACATCTTCATCGGTGCATCAATACTCTTCAATTCTTTATCACACACCATTTTATTTAAGCGCCTTTCAAGCGAAGATATACCCCGTGGAATGTACGTATTGATTCCGGAATGCATATCATGTCTTAAAATTTTAGCTGCATGTTCGAGGTAAGCGTTTTTTCGATCGACCTCTTGCAAAGAATTCATTAGCTGAGTGATATCTTGCCGCACAGAAATAAAGCCTGAGTGTCTACCAGCGGCATCAAACGTAGCCATTATATGTGAATCTACGATATATAAATCACCATCTTTCTTTCGATTCGTTACAATCTCATGCCATATCGATTTGTATTTGATAGTTGTTTCATACATCTGAGTCCATAATGCACGTGGATGTGTACCAGAATTTAATACTCGATGATCTTTACCTAAAAGTTCTTGCCGTTTATATCCAGATACTTCACAGAACTTGTTATTAACATCTGTAATTAGTCCATGTTTATCTGTACGGGATACTAGGCATGATTCATCTAGTATAGATTCGAGGGTTCGTTTTTTAAGTGTTTCTAGGTATTGAATACGGTATATTTTACTCATTGCATAAAAGAATGGAGGCATAAATCCTATAACAGATAAATATTCATACCATTTTACCATCAGAGTATATTCAATCCAATCAACCATTACTAAAGTTTTAACCACAAAGAATGATAGCATTATTACTACTGCTAATGCAATTGCTGTTATTGTCTTTGCGTCTAACCGTATCATAAATTTTCTAGTATTTTAACTAACCTAGGATGTGGATAACAATCCATTTTACCTTTTCGAACATTTGTAGATTTCATTCGTTTCATAGTCCCATTAACATATCTAAAAGTTCAGGTTGAGGGAACAAGTCCCATTTGTCTTTTCTAGTATTAGTGTGTGTTAATAACCCTTTCACTCGTCCGTAATATGCGTCTGAGTTGAATTCGAAACCTTTTGCGCCTTTTTCTCGAACCCATTGAGGCAAGCCTTCTCTTATGTTGATTGAATCTCGTTCTGCAATAAACAGGATCCATTTTCTCATTTGTTCTATTTGAGTATCTGAATATCTATGCCACTCTCGGAATCCTCTGAATGGTTCTTTTAGAGTAACAATCTGTGAAGGGATGGCTCTGGTGCCTACATATGTTTTTCCGTCTTTCAGCCATCCGAAGTTACACACTTCTATTCCAACCGAATGTGTATGCATATGTTGTGATCCATTCTTTCCTAGATGCCAACCATATCCGCCTTCTGGAATAGCTTGGAGTAATACACCATCATAGGTATCATCACCAGTATCAATTTTTTGACCTCCTAACACAAACTCTGTTCCAACCGCTCCTCTACTGTCTTTAGCCCAACCATGAATCGTGTTATATGGATTATTCCAACCTGCGGTGTGATGTAAAAATGCATATTCTTTACGAGTTGGTCCTGCTTTGTATTCTCCAGCTGGAAGAAAGTTCGGAATAATTTTTAAATCGCCATGGCTAACAATTTGTTCTGAATTGTCAGTAGTTGCCAATCCCATTGCATCCCATGTGTTAGGACCAACAATACCATCGGCAGTTAATCCATTTTCAGATTGCCATGCTTTGACTGCTGCTTCGGTACCGCTTCCAAAAATACCATCTGCAGAAATTTCTAGGAATTCCTGGATTAGTTTAACTTGCGATCCTCTGCTTCCTTTTCGAATAATCATTTTTCAGATTCCTTTTCTGGTGATTTGATTGCGTTGAATACACTGACAATTTTACCGCCAAACACATATCCACCAAACAGAACCATTGCGAATTCCAATGCATCTATAACGATTCGGAATTTATTTAAGTCTACGTTGTTGTCTCGGTGCATTCCTGCTACTGTCAACACTGTTAATACAGCATAATATGCAATAACCGAAATCATTAAATATACACGACCTTGTGACCATTCTCTGGAATTTGTCTTGTTGTTGATTTCAGTTAAAATATCTCGAAAAAATTTCATGATGTTGTCCTAAACTTGTTTATTTTAATATAAATATAAACTTGGGACATATTACATCAGATTAAATATTTTTTGTTTGTATTAGGTTCGTGCATTATAGGTGAACCCCATTTATATTGTGCGTAAGCATGTCCATTTCTTTCTGCTATTTGTCTTTTTTCTCCATTTGTTGAAGCCGAGGCAAAGTGGTAAAAATTACATCTATAACTTCTAATCATTTTTAATCCCGATAATTGACATTTTAAGAAGAAATCCCAATCCGCTACCATTCCCATTTCATAATTTTCATCCCATCCACCTAAACGAAGGTAGTCTACTTTACTCATAAAAATTGGGAGTGTGGATCCGGTTTCGTCATTTCGAGTTGGGGATGCTCCCGATAAAAGGGCTTCATATTCCCAAAACTTGTTCAAATCAAACTCACCCACATTCTTCCCTAAATCTTTATGTACGAATTGTTTAAACATTGAAGGATAAGGTTCTATTTGATTTGGAGAGATTACTACTTTTTTATTCAATTCTTGATAAAGTTCCCATTCTTCTTCTAATATTGCATCCCAATCTTTTGGGAAAACATTATCATCATTAACTATTAGTATTTTATTATACTTTGCATTGTATACTCCTAGGTTAGTTCCCCGGCACAAGCCTACATTTTCCTCTAAATTAAGAATGTTGATATGTTCTTCCCATTTTTCTAATACCTCTTTATTAAGGTCATAGAACCCATCAACCACAACTATGATTTGATTTTTGTGTTGTTGTCCTTTGATAGCTGACCGTAAACATAGATCAAGCATATCTGGTGATTTATATGTTGGTATTATTACTGATATCATTTTATAATATTCCAATGTACTTGATTTTGATGAACATTAACCTTCAAATCATGTTCCCGGCCGAATTTAGTAACATCATTTCTAACAGACTCCCAAGCCCAATCATCTCCACATAAATAAGAATCTGTGGATAAAAGTTGGTAGTAATAATACAAATCCATATAAACTTCGTGTTCTTCATGAGAACCATCGATGTAAGCAAAATCTGCTTTAATATCAATTTCATCAAACAAAGACTTTAAAACTTTAAATGCTATCGTTGAAGGAAATGCTAATGGTATAATAACATCTTGTAAATCATTATAAATTACATTCGATATGAATTTATGATACATGGTTGGATAGCCATTTTTCCATCCTAGTCTATTATCGCCATCTCGTTTTAAAAATCTATAGTGCTCCGGACTACCTAACCATGTATCAATACATATTAATTTAGATCCTGGAGCTGTTTCTTTTAATTTTTTAGCAAATCCTATTGCAGAATACCCTAAAAAACTACCCACTTCGATCCCTAATACTGGCTGATTATTTAATCTATTCGATGTTTCATTAGCTACCCAATCATAAAAATATGGAGCGGGCATTGAACCAGGCTCCAATGTATTACCATAGATTTCATGATCAAAGTCTTCATAGTATGATTTATTATTAATATCTAATATTAATTTATTTTCTAATTGATTTAATTTTTCTTGTTTATTCATAAGTATGCCTCCCAATCTGTTAAAGGTGATAACCAAGCAGTTTCTCCGTGTGTTGCATAACCTGGTATCGGCGTTATTAATAGTTCTCCTTGTTGTCTCAATTCTAAAAACATTTGGAAATCATTTGGATGAGTTCCCGCGGTATGTTTTCTCAATATGGGTTCTACTCGTTTTAGTGTGGATATTTTTGATGAAAATGTCATAGTCGTGCTATTGGTTATTTTCCAATGGCAACTATCAGTCAAATAAACTCTTGTGTCTTCAGCCCCCCCAACACAATACGGATTACCTCCTTTGCTTGGGTCAAGGTATTTGTCAGGATGGTCATATAGTGCTACAAATGAAGCTCCTAATTCAAATCCTTCTTTTAGTATTTTTACTGATTCTGGTTTATGCAAGTAATCATTTTCTATAAAATAAACTATGTCATCATCATTGTAAGTTAAAGCTCTGTCTAGTGCTAAATTGAATGTTCCAGCACCATGACCCACTGATACTATATCTATATTATGTGGATCGATATACTTTTTGATCATTTTCTTAGTATCGTCACTACAATTATCAGCTATAATATGAATGTCATAAATATGATCAAAGAAAACATTACAAAAGTTTTTTAAACATAATTCGTTGTTGATATATTCTGGTTTTATTTTATTATAACCCGCATCTGATATTCTATATATTATTTTCATTAATTATTTTTTTTCTATACTTTATTCCTGACTTTGAATATATATCATCAATTAAACTTATAACATTGTTTGTTTGAGATAAAGAAAATTGCTCTAAATTTTGATAAACATATGGGTGATTAGGACATGACCCTTGATATGACCCGTATGAATTAGGTTGTATAGATATGTTATATTTCTTTTGCAATTTATTAAATTCTATTTGACTTCCATGTGATAAAAATTTAGCTGATTCAACTATGTTAAGAGCTTTGCCTCCTAACTTAATATACCCATTAGCACCCATTACTGAAATGGAACATTCTAGATTTTGTGGTTCAGCGGCAATGGTTACTTCACAAGTTCCCCCAAAATTTCCAAAATCAAATATTGAATATATTGTATCTTCAATCCCTATATTTTTATGTTTTATTTCATATGTTTTTGAACCAATAACTGTAGGCCTCCCAAAAAGGTATTGTAATACATCCAAATAATGAATACCACATTCATATAAAGTCCCTCCTCCAACATTTGGTTCAGCACGCCATCCTGTAAAGTATTCTAATGGTCTTTGCCAACGCTGGATTAAGGTAACACCTCTAATTTCATCTAATAAATTTTCGGCTAATATTTCTTTTAACAATTGAACTGTTGGATTTAATCTAACTTGTAACACACAATATGCATTTTGTTTTGTCTTTTGAGAAATGCTATTAATAAATTCAATTTCTTTTAAAGAAAAAGCTACAGGTTTTTCTATTAAAACATCACATTTATTTTGTAAGGCAAATACTGCTTGCTCAACGTGTAAAGAATTTGGTGTAGCTACTACCACAAAATCAACCTCTCCACTACATATCATATCCTTATAATCAGTGTATGATTTAATATTTAATCTTTTTGATATGCTTGTTACTAATATTTCTTGAATATCACAAATCGCTACTAATTCAAAATTATCATTTGCTTCAATTGATTCAAGATGTCTAGGAAGTATAGCTCCGCAACCTATAATACCTACTTTATATTTCATTTTTATATTGCTTTAATTTAGTTAAAAGAGTTTGCTCAATATCTTCGGGAACAGATTTATAATAATTACCCTGTTCTAACTTATTTCCCATTTTTCCGTTTTTTACTTTTTCAATTGATGATATCATTAGTTTTTGTTCTAAATGTTGAATACGTATATGCATATCCATTAAAGTATCATCATGATATATATCAATTGTTTCTTGTTCTATCATGACTCCACGGTCTATTTTACTATCAATTAAATGTGTTGTTACGCCTTGGGCATGTCCATTTATAATAGCCCATTTAACATTATCTAATCCTCGATTTTCTGGAAGTATACCCGGGTGCATATTTAAAACTCCAATATTAAAATTTTCAAATGCTATAGGTTTTAATATCCGTGCGCCTAATATAATTCCTAAATCTAAGTTATATTGTTTAACAATATTAGCTGTACGTTCAGAATTATGTTCAACAACATGATAATCTATGTCATAACGTTTTGCTAAATCTATAGGATGTTGCAAAAATAAATCTTTCGGAGCAATTCTTATTTTTGATTGATAAAAATTTAATTTAACTGGGTTTGCTGCAAGTATTACTTGAGGTTTATATCCATGTAAGAATAAGTTATGTAATCCTTCTTGCGTTTTCCAATGTGGAAAATTATATGTAAATATTCCTATATTCATTAACTTCTCTTTAAATTATGAAATATTTCAGTATTTTTATCTGGTTCTGGATACACGAAAATATGATTATTTGCAATGTCGACACTGTTACCTTGATTTTTATATCTAGTAAAAAAATCTATATCTACGGCCCAATAATCACCAAATTTTTCTTCGTTGTATCCATTAATATTTAAAAATAAGTTTCGTTTCATTGAGTATATGTCCCAAGCAACATTAACATTACCTCCATCATAATGATGCTTTTTTAATAATTCAATATCAGTACTAACATTACCATTTTCTTGAATTACTCCATATTTTCTTGGAAATTTTAGACAGTCTCCATTAAAATTTAAAACTTCTTGTATGTTTTCTAAAGTTATAAAATGATCGATAGCAGTGTTATATACATAATCACTATTAGCATATCGAACACCAATATTGGATGCAATTGCTTGAGTCCAATTTGTATAATTTTTTGTTTCTATAATAAAAATATTATCTAATTTCCAAACATCTAAATTGTTTTCAGTTTTGTCATGTTTAATAAAATTGATTTTATGTTCTTTAAGGTAATCTATTAGTGATGGAGTACTACCATCATCAATTATTAATACATCTACGTCATTTTTATAATTTTTCAAAATATTTTGAAATCTAGTAATTTGTGATTTTACAATTTCATGACTGTTTAAAGTAGGTATATTTATAGTTAATTTTTTCATAATGTAATTTTTATTTTAATCTAGTACCATAGTCTATAAAGTATTTGTTTAATACTAATGTATTTTCTAATGGTGCATTAAGTGTTATAAAATCTATTTCTTGATTATTGTTTTTCATGTCCCATAAACAATATGCAAAACTGCATTGGTCTCTCGAACTAAATCTAGTTATCTGTTCCCACCATTTTAGTCCTAATATTGTAGTTTTATTATTTACACGTTTCATGTGATTACCCATAGCAAATAATCCATAATTTTTAGGAAACCCGCATTTTATATAATATTCACGCTGTTGTTTTATAATATCTGCAGAATCTAAATATCCTGAAATTATATTCATTTCGTCGTATAAACAATTACGCAAAGGATGTTTCAATAAATAAAAATCATGTTCTCCATATTCTTTTATAATATCAATTGGATCTTGTATCAATTGATGATTAGCATCATGCCATATGATGTATTTATATTCTGAAAATAACATTGAAGATAGTACTTTATATAATTTTGCATTTCTCCTATGCGTATAATTATCAATTGATGAAAAATTATAATATCCAAACTGTTGCCAAATTTTTACATCATGATCTTTATCAACTATTGCAATATAATCACATGATTCAAATGGTGTTGGGGGATCTTTTATTATGTCTTTTTCCCCTAAAGTGCAAGTTAAAACTAAGAAATCTTTTTTCATATTAAATTTAAATGTTTAAGTCCTTCATTTTCACTTCGAGTATTAGTATGTGTGGTTTTTGAAATAAATCCACGTTCTCCTTCTAAACAGTATTTAGATACCCTATAAAAATTAGATAAATATTTTACTTTAATGTTGTTATTCCTAATAAAATTCATTAAAGGTATTACAGTATTATTCCAATTTGATAATTCTGCTATATCTTGTGAGCCATATAGTTTATCAGTTCGATTTAATGTTACTAATGATAGGTCAAATTTTCCTCCTATCTTATTAAGAAGGTTAGGTTTAAAAAATTCACAAGATCCTCTTAACCAACCTGATGGTGCTCCACAACTATTTGAAAGGATTTCCCAATCATTAGATTCACTATCTTTTATAATATCTAAAAACCAATTTTCAGATAATATTAAATTATCATCATGTGTAAATAAAATTAAATCATAATTATTATAATTATTTTCTTCCAACCATTGATTTGAGCATCCCCAATCTCCTATAGTGTTAGGATATTCTTTATAATACCAACCTAAATTTTTAATATCTCCTATAGAAGCAATATTACTATATAACTTTAAATCTAAATAAGCTCTTTCTCCTTCTAAAGTTATGTTTGATTTTTCTTCAGCTGAAAATAAAGGGTTTCTGTGGGATATACAAAATAAATCCATTTTCCAATTTTCTGGGAGAAGTTGAGTTGATATGGACTTATAAAAACTATAAGGAAAATGCCACCCTGATGCTACTATTGCTAATTTTTTCATTTAAGTTCTAGTTTAGATATTGAGGGGAATTTTTTATCAATTACAGTATAATTAATTATAGATTTTATTGTGTTAATAGGTTGTTTGTTGTATTTTATCATCCAGTCAACATTATCACGTTCTATACTTCCTCCTTCAAATAAAATATGTTTTCCTTGTTTTAATTGATTAAAACAATTTATACTTAATTCAACAATAGTATTACCATCATTTGAAATATCTACATGAAGTAAATCAAAATCTTCAGGTATCCATTCTTTAAAATTCAATTCTTTAAATTCTACATATTGGGATATATTATAGTTTTGTAGATTTTGTTTTGTTTTTTCAATAATAGAATGTTTATATGGATATTTTTCCCATAAATCATAACATATGATTTTACCACCATTATTTAACTCATCTAAGGCCATAGCCATACAGGCCGCTGAATATCCATAAAGAGTTCCGAATTCAATAATTTTCTTAGGTTTGTTTTCTATTACATAATTATATAGTGTTTCACCTAAATTATTTGCTTTGTAAGATGACTCTATGTCAGGGTTTATGTATTTCATATTACCATCCTTTTTTAATACAGTTAGCAATATATTCTCTTTCTTCCTCGGTTACCCACCAGCCTACAGGAATTGAAACTATTTTATCTATGGTTTTATCTAATGTTGGTAGGGAGGATTTGTATTCTCTAACACAAGTATGTTTATCATTTCTTTCATGGACTTGAGAAACAACAATATTGCAGTTTTTCATATGTTCCATAAATTTATCTCTATCTTCAACTAACATACTATATATCCAAAATGCTGATTCTCTGTCTTTATGTCGGGTTAGTAGGGTAAGCTTATCTATTCCTTGAAGGTTCTTATCATAGTAGGAAGCATTGTCTTGATGTTTTTTTATTATTTCATTAGCATGCTTAAGATTTTCAATTCCTACAGTAGCACAAATATCATTCATATGAAATTTAAACCCCCATTCTTCAATATCAGCTTCACATCTAAAATCTTTTCTATTTGATTCTCTATCAATTCCATACCATCTTAATAATTTAGCTCTATTATATAATTCTTGGTGGGGCAATGATAATACCCCTCCATCAATTGAAGTAATATGTTTAATAGCTTGTAAGCTATACATTACTATGTTTCCGTGGTTTCCCAAATATTTTCCCTGATATTTGGATCCAAATGAATGTGCTCCATCTTCTATGATAGCGGGTTTGAATCCATATAATTTTTTGGATTTTTCTTGAATTTTTTGAATTCTATTGAGATCATTGGGATACCCTCCCCAATGAACTAATATAATTGCTTTTGTTTTTGGGGTAATTTTTCTTTCGAGATCATCTAAGTCCATATTTAGAGTGGTGGAGTCTATATCAACCCATTTTATTTTTAAACCATTTGCTAAAATTGGGAAATTTGATGCTGTGCATGTTAGGGCAGTTGCCAATATTTCATCTCCTTCTTCAATTCCAGGCCAATAGACATCCCAAAAAGCTATACTCTCGAAATTTTTGGTAACTGTTTGAGGTTTTTTAAGTAGGTGGAGTGCTAGGTGTAGACCCGAAGTGCCTGAGTTGAGGGTTAAAAGGTAATCGTTATTGAAGTATTCTTTAAGATTATTTTCAAATTCATCTACTTTTGGACCTTGTCCAATGTATCCTGAATCTAATACTTTGCCCACCTCCTCTTTAGCATTTGGGCTCATATGTACTTTAAATAGTTGTATTGGGTTTTTAGGTGTTTTCATATCGTATCATAAAATTCGTTTTGTTGTTCTTGTTTATCTATTGTTTTGTGATGTATCAAGCAATATTCATCATTAAGCGGTAAATATGAAACAAATTTACAACCTGTAATCTTTTCGTGCACTTTGCCTTGCCAAGATATTGATGCATCATTGCGATAGATTCTTGTTTGAAAGTCTGGAAAATTAACTCTGCCTTTTTCATCAACTCTCCAACCCCACTTCTTAATATGCTCTTCAGTTAATCCGACAACCGTATTGATTCTAGGTACGCGTATCATGTCTACTCGATTATTTTCTAAAATTAGAGGCAATGTATGTAACATGTATTCTGTAATCATTTCGTCTGCATCGATTTGGAAGATATAATCTCCTGTGCATTTAGAGTTCAGATAATTCTTATGAGCAGCAAAGTCGTTTCGTAATGGATGATATGATCTTGTTACGTTTTGATCTAGACACTCTTGTGCTATCATCTCAACATAGTCTTGAACCGTTCCAGTACTGTTGGTTTCGTCAACAAGTATGACAATCTCATCTTCATCTCGTTTATGTTTGAGGAGGAATGATATGAGACGTTCTATTTCTTCTCGTTCATTGCAAACTGTTATTGCATAACTTATTTTCATTTTACTATGTGTCTTGTGAGATTGTTTATTAAACCCATTGCATCTCCGAAGTTTGTGTATATAATGGATGGTTCAGTGTCAAAAAGTTCAATATACCATCCAAAAGCATCTTCTTTTACTTCGTCGCTTGAATTAGAGATGAAACTTAAACCAGTTACTATATCCAATGTATAGTAATAGAATGGATGTTCAGTATCTTCCTCAACATGTTTTTCAAAACCTAGAAGTTGTATTTCTTTTTCTGTCATTTTAATTTATTTACTTTGTTGAAGTTGAGCTATTTTGTAAAGTACTCTATCCTTTAATCTCCATGTTTCGTATAAATACGAATCTGTGGGTTGGTAGGTTTTTTCAAAATGTGCTACACATCGTTTCGCTACAAATAATTGTCGTACATCAGTGCACGAATTTATTATTTTTTCCAACCAATTCAAAATATCTCCAGGATGTTTACTTCTCATAACTTTTTCTTTATTATATGAAATAATTTGTTATTCTCCAACCTTTTGCAGTTTAGGTAAATTTAGTTTAGGAAGTTTCAATTCTATTTGTTGTGGTATTGCTTGTAAATCTTTTGCAATTGTTTCAAATAATGCTTTATACTGTGTTTCTTGCACATGTTGTTTTTCAAAATTCTGATTCACATAGTATCGTTGTCGTTTACCAAGCTCTGACCATTTTTTGTAGTTCTTCTGAACATCCTTCATCATCTGGATTGCATGTTTTGGATTAACTGTGAACCATTTAGCTCCATCTATTAAAAATTGATTTTGAGCCGTTTTATGTATCGGTGTTAATCCTCCTGCTAATCGGCATACATAATCTTCATGCAAGAAATCTTTCTGGCCGGAATAATGTGGAGCAATGATAGGTTTACCTGTAGTTGAAAATTCTAAAAGTGGTCTTCCAAATCCTTCTGCTTTTGTGAATGACAGCATTGCTTTAACTTTAGGATGATTATACAACGCATTCATTTCCGTGTCAGTTAAGTCTCCGTGCACAATATACACATTTGGCAATCGATGTGACTCAAACAAATCTTGTACTTGATTGATTTTATTCTCAATATCAAATCTGTCTGATACTGAATAGGTTGCGCCGCTAGTTTTTAGTATCAAAGCAGGTGCATTCTTTTTGTTTTTATATGCATCAAAGAACGTGTATAATAATCCGGATATATTTTTTCGATCTTCTCCTAATACTCCAGACAACCAATGTCCTACTGAAAGAAAACACCATGACTCTGGTATATCGTTGAGACTTGGTAATATTTGAGCTGGGTTCTGTGCACTTTCTGTTTCTGTGGAATACACTGATTTTCTAAAATATTCAGAAACTACCTGCAACTTGCAAGTAATGGTTAATCCGTGTTGTTTTGCAGTATCTTCAAAAACTTGCTTGGTGAATTCACTTGGCACCACAACCGTATTCATGCGATTAATACTTTCAATCCATTCTTTCGGGCAAGTATCTCCTTCTGTTCCTGCAGTTACTCCAATATTGTATTTACCTACCGGTTGGAATTCATTTGGTACTGTTATTTGAACCCAAACATCAGGCTGTTCCTTTAAAGGTAATCCAATCATTGCCTGTTGCCAATGAATAGGCAGTGGATATGTAAATGGAGTGTTACCCCATGGCATCGAAACCAATTTAATATCCCACTCTTCGCTCATTAGTTCCATTGCATTGGTAATAAATTCGCGGGCATGGTGTCCGTAACCCGATTGTGTTGCTACTGGTGATGCTATAACTACTTTTCTCATTGGGTAATTCCTATATTTTCGTATTGTTTCGGCGTAACTGATTTAATAGTGTATCTGTTTGCTACATTTGGTTTATATTCAAATAGCTTTGCAATATCACGTTTCATTGACTGTCCCATTTGTTCTGCTGTTAATCCATTAGCTAAACAAAATTCTCTACCAGCTTCGCCACATTCTTTTCTTTTATCTGCTGACTTCTCATACCAATACATGATTGCATCGGCTACATCTGTAAATTTTACTCGATCATCAAATATATATGGTGTTGCTGGCGAACCTTGAAGCGATCGAGAAGCTGGAAATACTGGTTTTACCCATTCGCCGTGTATTTCATATTTACCGGTATGGTTGCTTGTGAATTCTCCGGAGAATCGAATCCATTTTCCGCTTTCATCTAAGAACCCACATTGATCTTGAAGACCTCCGGTAACATTGTTGATAATCGGAGTACCTGATAACATTGCTTCGGTGCTACTTAGACCCCATCCTTCGTTGGATGCTATATTAATCACTACATCTGCTACGTTATACATGGCATTAAGTGCATCTGTTGCTAGTTTTTTCTCTGAGAATATAATTTTACATTCTGGAGCAACCGCCTTCCATACAGCACGTAAATCGGTTCCATTCGCATCTGATATATTAGTGTGCATTAATAGTGCAACTCTATCTTGTTTTTCTTTTGGTAGTTTGGAACGAAACTCTTTGAATGCCAAGATAACATCGCCTGGTTGTTTTCTTCTGATGTTTCTGTTGTTCCACATTACTAAAAAGTCTACATCATTAACCGTTTTGATATCAGCAAACATTTGTTGATATTGTTGGTCATCTTCAGGCAAAGGTTTGAAAAATCGATGATTTAATCCATGTGGGACGAAACTAGTTAGTATGGTTTTGCTATCAACAACTGCGTCAGGTGATACTTCATCTAGGTTAATAGTTTTAAACCCGTTCTGGTTGAGAACTTCATTGTGAATATTATGTGATTGTTTGCTAATACCCATAATCAAATCGCAACTTGCATAGTATGGAGCATTCCACATTGGAAATGGAAGATCGTCCCAAATTGAATAATATATAATAGGAATATTATAAGTATTCTTAATTTCGTGTTCTAATGCATACAGCCACGTCCAATATCTAGGATCTGTGAAGTGCATAATAGCATCTGGCTTTTCGTTGTTGATAAGAGCCATTAATATGTTGCGATCTCCATAACCTGTCCACGGAATAATTTTAACTGATGCATCTTGCACACCGGTTTCTTTTACAGCTAGCTGTGATATATCAATTCCTTTTCCGTGGTCTGGATGTTCTAGTGCCGCACCTAGTTGAACCCAATCAAATTCATCAACTGTATTCAACACAATTTCACGTGATATAGTTCCAATACCAGATGGAAGTCTTAAATCATCTGATAACAATAAAATTTTTCGTTTTTTCTTGTCTGTTACTGGTTGTAGTTTTGGTAACTCCATAAAACCTTTTCTTTTTTATAACTTTATTATAAATATATTATTTTAAAATAACAACCGATTTATCTTGTTTTTTTGTGTGATTGTATGCAGTCTTTAACACCGGATCTAATTTTTCTTGATTGCTCATGATAATCATGTAATCACAGTTTTCTGCTAGCATTTTCATTCTGTGATGCAATTGACTGAAATGATACTTCTTGCCGTAATATGATTCATTCATTGCTGAATAGATGTTGTATCCAGAAAAAGAAGGATTATATTCAAGGTAATTTAAATCAAATTCTAATGCATACTTACGAACCATATGGTTTGCGCCTTCTTTACCTCCGGCACCTAGTATCGTAGCTTCACTGCCAAATTTATTTTTTATGTTGTATAATACATCTTTTACTTTGCGGCGATTCTGCCAATCCGTGTTTCCGATTACTGCAATCTTCATTTGTATTTATCGTATTTATATGTTATGCCCTTAGGCTTGAATCCATATGCAATTCGAATACCTTGTTCTAGCCATTCCCGATTCTGTTTATGCTTAGGTCCGGTAATGTCTGTTAATAGTTCATACTTGATAGCTTCATATCCGCCTTCGCGTCGTGATAGAACGAATTCATACACATAACAATGAGCATGTTTAAACTGTATCATATTCTTATTCGATTTTCTTTAGGACAATTTTCATAGTCTGTCTTGAAAGGACACCATTTGCAATTCTTCGCTCCTTTGCCGGCAACTGCCTGATAGGTTCTAGTTTCATTTTTATTTCCTTCAGAATCAAAACAATCTTCAACGAATTTGTCAATTTGTTGCTGTACTCGCTTCTGCGTAACTTTACCAGATGCCGGTCTTATTTGTTGTATTCTTTTTTGAGGAAACATTGATTCGGCTTGAATCTTTCTTTTTACCACAAAGAATTCTACATCAATATTATCTTTAGGAAACCCGAACTGTTCTGAATAATAATTCTTATAAGCAATTAATTGAGCTGCTTTTAATTTATCTGCTTTCTGATATTTATTCCAACCGTTTCGACTCGTTTTAATATCAAGCACAATAATCTTATTATCCTGTGTATCTTTAATTACTATATCAATAAATCCATACCAATACACAGAATTGTTGTTTTCTGAAGCCGGTGTGCATAATTCTATTTCTATCCCAACCAATTCCCAATACTTGGTAGAAAAATACTGCGCTCTTCTTTTTAGGAACCATCTTAAAATAGCTATTCCATCTGACAGGTATTCTTCCATTTCAGCCGGAGTAGAAAAATGTTCTCCGTTGTTATCTTCTACACATTTGATATATTCGCTTCTCATTTTTTCTTGAAGCATTTGTTCTAAATCCATGCTATTTGCTGCTTTCACAGTTTTAGTATACATGGTTGTTAAATACTCTTGAAACGTTTCGTGAAAAGCAGTTCCAAATACTGTATTAATATTGTGTGTAAATGGTGCTAGTTTCTTTATGTATGAAAGCTCCCATTGTTTAGGACATTTTTCATACATGGACCACTGAGAATATGAAATCTTTCTAGGAACCGTGCTGGCGTCTATCTGTGATAATTTGTATAACGGGTTTATGTAATTTCCTGATTTCATGTTAATATTTCTTTCGATGTTTGTAATAACTCGGCAAATCTAGTTTCGATGATCTCATAGAATTCTTCATCCCACATTTCGAACATGTTTAGTTCAGCTTGTGTTGGCTCATATTCCTCCCAATCAATTCCAGTAGCACAATAATAGCCAGCACCAATAAAATTGTATCGTTCATCTGACCATTGTGCTGTCATGGTAACGCCTGGATCTAATGTCTTGAGATCATTGAATAGTTTTTCAAAGAATCGTAAAGGAGCAGACCATGCCGATTCTAAATAAATATATAACACAGAATCATCAAATGAAATTGATTCAAAAAACACCCACTTTGCTCCAAATTGATGAATAAAACTGGATGCTGTTGTTAGAGTATCTGGAACTAGTTTTGCTAAATAGTCTAAGCCAAGATCGGTAACTCTTTCATAATAAGTTTTTTCTTCGTTATTGATAATAGTATTATAATTCAAATTTTCATCTAAAAACCGATCCAATAACGATGCATCGGTAAAATTTATTACCAATTCAGTACTAACTTCATTTGCCATTATACTTTTTATTTAATATAAAAAATTATTTAGACAAATCCAAGTATTCTGTGGGAACTGTTACCGATTCTTGATTTTCTGATTGTTCTCGAAGATATATATCAATCAAGTCTTTAGTTTTCTGTAAATCTTCTATAAAGGTGCCTTTATGCCGACACCGTACTACTCGTTTGAGTATATCAAATTCATAGCTATTTAAATTCCAATCTTCTGCAAATTTGTATAAACTATCTTTGCCTCGATAATGTGATTGTGTATTGATACTCATTTCTTTTTTACTCCTTTAAGCAGTTTCTTTTTCTCGGCATCATTATAACCGTATTTTGATAATAAAAAGTTGCAACTATCCCAATCCATTAAATCAATGTACTCAATAGCTTCTGATTGACTAACTTGATAATGTTCTGCTAATTGCGTAACTAGTTGTTTGTCATACTTGTCAGCAGTTTTGCCTTTTATGTATTTTGCAAAACCTTTGGATACTGGCAAGAAGTCATGATACAATCGATATGTTTCAGAAGGACGTAATAACCCGATTGTGTAGTGTTGCAGTTCATTAACAAATTCTGTTAGTTCCATTCGCATCGATAACCACCGATTCACAATAAAAGGAGAGAATTTTTTCTGATCAGTTTCAGACCATTCAGACCATTCTTTCTTTTTGTGAGTAACACCGTTAATAAAATCGAAAATAGTTGCACCCTTTTTATTATCTGCCATTATAAATTATATTTTTCTTTAAATTTTTCTTCAAATGCCGATCCCATACCAACTTCTAGAATAATTGCTTTTTCTGGTATTCCTGGAATTTTAGTTTTAGTTAAAACATCATCAATTGTTTTATTCTTGTAAGTTTTTAGTCTAACCTTTGCATTGCTTCGATTAGATGTTTTAAAAACAATTGTTATTGGTCCTCTAATTATCGCCATCTTGATCTTTTTTGAGTTTTACTGGTTGAAATTCTTCTGGGATAGCTCCGCAGTCATCACAACGGAATGTTGGTACTGGCACGATCGTGTCCCTGTCCCCACCAGTAATAAAACGTGATACTTTGTTGATTGCTACTACTTGCCGAAAATATATACCGCCGCATTCATCACATTGAATTGGTCGCATATCTTCTGGCTTAACATTGATATTGAGTTGTCTATCCATAATTATAATTCATTTATTAAGTTAACAAACATTGCCATGGCATTAATTTCTTTATCTACTACACTTGCATCTTTAAATTGTGATTCTGCTACAATTAAAATGCATGGGCCGATATGACCTGTTGCAAATTCATCTAGATTGTCATACAGGAAAGTGTAAAGTGGTGTAAAGTCTTTTACTTTGCTGTCAGCAATAATCTGCCGTATTTTAGTGAAAGCTGCTTTTTTATTTGCTGAATCTTTCAACACTTCAAGTATTTCCGTCATGTAATTGGCTTGTACTATGCTAGTTTTGTCTAAAACTAATTTTCCGTTTACAACATGACTCTGAGCTGAGTTAATGGCTCTACGAATATCTGGGTATGATGCATTGATAATTGCTGCTACATCTTTAATATCAAACTCAACACCTTTTTCTTGTAACACGGTTACCAATCGTTTAGCTACATCCGTTTTATTCGGAGGCGTAATGCCAAATGTTTGACACCTAGACTGAATTGGATCAATGATCTTTTCCACATAGTTACATGTTAATATAAAACGTGTTGTTTTGCTATACGTTTCCATTAGATTTCGAAGAGCTGCCTGAGCATTCGGTGTTAAATAATCAGCTTCATCAAGAATAATAATTTTCCAACGTTTAAAACCTACTGTTGATGCATATCTTTTAATCTTGTCTCGGACTGCATCCACTGAGTTTTCATCTGATGCGTTAATATACATTAAATCTGCATCTACTGAATTTGCTATAATTTTAGCAAGAGTAGTTTTACCAGTTCCTGCAGGTCCATAAAACAATAAGTGTGGCACATCACCATTTTCAATGAAAATTTTAACTTTTTCGATTATGTGTTCATTGCCAATATATCCTTCTAATGTGTCTGGCCGGAAGGATTCGACCCAGAGTGTATTTTCTTGTGCTCCAAACATAATTAATTATTTTTCTCCTGTGCTACCGAATCCGTTTTCTCCTCGTTTAGTGCCATCTAGAAATAAAACTTGATTCCAATCTATTTGTTCTACTCGATTTAGTACTAGTTGAGCGATACGATCTCCATTCTTAACTACAAAAAACCTTTTGCTGTGATTCATTAGAATAACGCCAATTTCTCCACGATAATCTGCATCTATAGTACCCGGAGTATTCAATACAGTTATGCCTTTCTTTAAAGCCAACCCACTTCTAGGTCTCACTTGTATTTCATAACCTGCGGGAATCTTAACAGATAATCCGGTTGGGATAAGCATACTACCACCTGGTGGTATTTCTGCATCATATTCTAGATTTGCTCTTACATCACACCCAGCACTCTGTGGAGTTTCGTAATTCGGCAACATGTTATTGCTTGTCGTTACTACGTCTACCGTTATCATGTTATTAATTTTGTAATTGAACTAACCAATATGTTGATTCAAAATCAGATCCTTCAAATTCAACTCGTGATAATCCTTGTGATGAAACTAGAATTTTACCAGCATCGCCTTTATT